GAGTGGGGGTTCTGGTGGTGGCGGAAACGCGGGAAATCCCCCGGCCTCCGGTTCTGATATTTATGGCGGTGGCGGAGGAGGAGGTCGGTCCGTGGCGGGAGGCGACGGGGGTTCTGGCCACGTAACTCTTCGCGTTCCATGGACGTTTCAAACGTGATACTAAAATCTCATTGACTATTAAATCATGGCAGCGCCTTATCCAGAAATAGGAACAACAGATCCCAATCATCCCCTTGAAGTGGAGGGTCAGGTGTTTATTAGCAATGTAGAACAAGGAAGTACTACCAACAAGGTTCCATTCGAAATTTTCAGTGATTATACATCATCTTCTACTGAAAAAATTGTTGGGGCACGTCAACTCAGACTTCGGGTGATCCCATCCTTGAGTACTACCTCAAACGTCAGCGCGGATATGGGGCTTGAACCAACCAGTGGAAGTTATTTTTATATTACGCCGCCCATTGAGGATACCAACTTGTCGTCGAATGCCGCCTTTCGAATAGTTCAGAGTGGTGATATCGTTATGGCAAATGATCTGTCTATAACGACCGATCTGTCTGTGACGGGAACTGGATCAATCTCTCAAGCAACCATCAGTGGAACCGTTACGACTTCACATATAAACGGTGACGCTGCACTTTACATTAATGGAACGACTACGGTTGGGGGCGATTTGTCTGTCACGGGGAGTATTACCGCAGACGGAAACATAACGGCTTATTCCGACAAAAGGTTAAAAAGTGATATCAAGCGTATTGAAAATGCCCTTGAAAAACTCACGAGCATAGGCGGTTACACCTACATGATGAATGGCATGACAAATACGGGTCTCATCGCGCAGGAAGTTTTGGAAATTTTGCCAGAAGCCGTCTCCGGTTCCGAAGATACAAAGTACGCACTTGCCTATGGAAATCTCATGGGGATTGTCGTGGAAGCCATTAAGGAACTCAAGGAAGATGTGGAGAAAATCAAAAATAAAATTAACATTTAGTAGAAAGACATGGTACTTCCTTCATCTGGTGCCATCAGTGTCAACGATATTGCTACCGAATACGAAATAGGCACAGGAACGCCAATCGGTTTCGATAGAATTAAAACAATATCTACGAATTGGTCCGGAGCCAGTATAGGCCTGGATCAATTTTACAGTTTAGATCGCGATGATCTTGTTGGAAACTCTACTCCAACTCAATCTGTAGCCGGATTAGGTTCATTTACTACTTTTAGTACTATCTACACAATGTCATTTAGAGTGGCTGTTGGATTGTCAGCAACAACGAACGGCAATATTGTAAATACAGGAAACGTGAACAGCGAAGGCGTGGCAATATACACTTGGAACGGAAAACTGTATGCTCGCGCGGGAGATGGAACCAAAAAATTCCGTAGTGACAATCTTTCCTTTACCATTCCAGTTAGTTGGACAACGGATCAGATTAGAATAGTCGTGGTAACATTTTGTTTTAATAAGTCAGTAAATAATGAAGAGTTAGGAACAAATCTTTTATTCGTCGATGGAATACTAAGAAATCAAAGTACAATGAACAGTTTTGAAAAGGTAACTTCAACCACTGAAGGTGGAAAGACGGGAGTCGTCAACGCGGCTGGTTTCGGAGTCAACACCAGAATGTCGAATAATGATTTGTCCTATGAAGCACCAAGTGCCATTATTTCAGCCCAAGTGTGGTACGATAGAATTGGTTACGTTCCGGCATACAATACGGGCACGGTTAAAGGTAATTATTTCATTTATGAAAATTCTAATGTGTATATCGTGTTTACAAGTACATCAACACAAACACTTGGTCTATATGACATAGGACCCAACGCTTTACCTGACGTGAGATATTTGATGGTTGCGGGTGGCGGTGGCGGAGGTGATAGCGGACAGTCGGGAGGTGGCGGTGGCGGAGGAATTTTATTTGACGACACAGGAGTTGCGTTAGCCGCAGGAACGTATACAGTGAATGTTGGAAACGGTGGTGGACGCGGCAATCCCGGAGGCAACGGAGGTGATACGACGTTTCACACTTACACGGCACTCGGTGGAGGAGGGGGAGCTTCAATTAAAACCGCAACCAAAAATAATTTTCCAGGTCAAAATGGCGGAACCGGTGGAGGAGGAGGCTCGAAAAGCGCATATTCATCCACAAGTGTGGGCGGTACGGGTTCACAGGGAGGAGACGGTGGAGATGGGACAATTTATAGTGGCACAGGTTATGGCGGAGGTGGGGGTGGAGGTGGTGCGGATGGACAAAATGGTATGAAAGGAGAAACTTTGGGCAAACCGGTTAGACCATGGGGTTCTGGCGGTGACGGAACGCAATATTCATGGGGACATCTCGGCGAAACGGCTACATACTACGGTGGAGGAGGGGCGGGACAAAATTCAGATGCGTCCGAAAGGTCACTAGGAGGAGGCGGGTGGAATGGCCCCGGGGGTAAGGATGATGGTGAGGACACATATGGGGGTGGTGCATATGCCAATGCAGACGGAGGTTCTGGCCATGCCACATTTCGTATCCCGTGGACTCTTCCAACGTCTTAAAGAACATAATATAAAATGGTTTAAGATGATCTATCCGACCACAAAATGTCACTGGTGCAGTGTCCCGCTACAGTGGACCAGTCGATATGATTTCATCAACTATGCCTTTGAGTATTTTCAGTTCGAGGACAGGGTTCCCTTGGAGAGGATGTCCAGAGTTTATCACAAGGGCAGATCGAGTTCCAGGAAGAACGTGTGCCGCTCCTGCTACAAGTTGAAACTAAACAATATTCATCAGAGGGAGATCACGGGCAAAATGATCAGACCGAAGAGCATCAACATCACCCCGGGGGTAGGCAAATTTCTACTAAAACTCTTCGATCAGTCATGGAGACATCAACGCTACATTGAGTTCATGTGGACAAAGGGTCATACATTCGATGCTTTTTTGGACTACCTTTGCGCCCGCGATACCATTTTGGGAAACATGTCCGGCGACATCTTTGACAATGAAGAACTCGAATACTACTACGAGGACATGGTTCGTTCACACTTCGAGGTTCCAACTCACTATGAGGCCATATGGGACGAAGAAGATGGCATCGTTAGTTTTCAATTAAACGGTACTGACATGATTACCATAAATGCACATCCTTCTGTCGAGTAACGGAACACCATTTGAGGGTGCCAAGGGTGGGTATCCAAGTCAATTGAGGCATTTGATTCGGATGTTCATCGAGAGGGGTCACACGGTCACCATGGTCATATGGTCTATATGTGGCGTAAAGCATACAGGGGTATTAAGTTTCAAGGACATTGTCAAACACAACATACTTGTAAATGAAACTAGGGATCCATGGTCTCAGGCACTTTTGGATCGACCCGAGGTCACTTTCATCTTGGGCCCCTATGAAAAGTTTCCTTCTCAGATCAAGATTTCGGACATCAATGATTTCATCAAGCGAACGAACGCCGGAGCCATATTCTTTCTTCAGGACATCTTTTTGCTTGAAAGCAATACACCTGAAATGATTGCATGTCCATCCTATCTTTGGTTTCCTTTACATTACGAACCAATTGATTTGCCAACATTGAATGCACTTGTCAAGATCCAAAATATCATCTCTTTGTGCCCTTCGACACGCGAACGTGTCATCAAACAACTTAAACGCGACACCTATGTTGTTCCGCATATTATAGATTTTAGAACTGAACTGCCACCAAATGAAACCAAGGAAAAGATTAGAAATGATTTCAATTTGAAAGACAAATATGTGATACTGACCATCGCAGGAAACTACGAACAAAGTGGAAGAAAGTCACTTGATACGACACTGCTTGCTTTTGATAAATTTCAGGAGACGCATCCAGAGGCGTTACTCTGGCTTCACGTTCCGGCATTAAATCATGCAAAAATTTACAATGTTCAGACGATGATCGCAAGTCTTGGAATCCCAGAGCATTCTGTCAAGATCACCGAAACAACATTGGATGAAACCACTTTACAAAAGGTATATATGTGTGCTGATGTCTATCTATGCGGTTCATGCTCCGAGGGGTTTGGTATCCCTCAGATGGAGGCTCAATACTCTGGCTTGCCTGTGGTAACTACTAAATTTGGAGCAATGGACGATTATTGTTGGCACGGTATAAGTGTTCCACCTGCTCAAAAATGTTTCAATCGTTTTCAGGATGCGTGGTGGGTGACGCCAAGTGTTGATGGAACCGTGGATGCACTAGAAAAAGTCTATCAGGGAAACTTAGACACCACGTCCGAGTGGGTTCAAGAAGAGGTTCGCACCAAGATGAGTTATGACGCGGTCCATAAACAAGTGCTCGCTATTATCGAGAAAAAATAAACATCGGTCATAGTAGAATATGGAGCAGACTCCATTCAAAGGCGTGTTCACCAAGAAATCCAACTTTGTTACACAGAGTTTTGACACTGATCCTTTAACAATTAATTATGGTGGAAATGCTAGTTTTTTGATTCCTCGACATGGTGATTTTATCACGCGCATGTATCTACTCATTGACTACACGAGTTCAGCAAGTTCTACTATAAACCATGCACTGGCTATGATTGATTATGTTTCATTGGTAATAGGTGGTACTACGATACAGCAAGAAACCGGCGAGACTTTAAATCTGAGGTTAAATGTCGAAGGTAGAGAAAAAGATGCATTTTCTGTGACTCAGTTGTTTAGGATGTTAGGTGGCGGTCCGACCTATCCTTTCACCAACACGACTCAATATCCACGGACATATCGACTTCAGATTCCATTGCAATTTTGGTTTTATGGACAACCCGAACTCGCCATTCCACTGGCTGCATTGCGTTACCAAGAGGTTGAGGTTTCCATGGGACTCAGAAATTCGGACAGTTGGGGTGGAGCAGATTCGGGCGCAACGAGTTCTGAGGTTCGTCTCCGAATTGAATATGGATATGCCCCCGATGAAGTTATTAATTCTGTTGCAAACAGACCCCTTGTGTTTCCCGTACAACAATTTCAAGTTCATGAAGAAACGTACCAAGGTACCACGGATGTGGAATTTGTGATGCGTCCCACGTTTGTCAATCCCGTCAAGGCACTTTTTGTTATATTCAAAGATACCAGAACTGATACAACAAATATTTTTGATTATTCTAGAGGAGTTGCGGCACCACTCTCAAGCGTGGATCAAAATGATTTTTTGAAATCGTTGGAGATCGTACTTGACAACGAAGTTCTGATGCCAAAAGAAGTGGGGACATTTGAAATGTTTCGTGGTTTTCAATATTACGCACATTTTCCTGGTTCTGCTCAAGACATAATAGCAAGTTCAAATCGTTATTGTGGATTTATTTATGCCCTCGCGCTATGTAAAGATCCCATGAACAGAACGATTCCCAATGGATCTATAAACTTTTCTACAATTATTAATCCATTATTTTATACTAACGCTAAGGCTAATAGCGATGGAACAAGTGACGATGTTAAAGTTCGCTTGTACGCACTTTCGACAAACCTGTTGTATATCGAAAATGGTATAGCACGTCTTTTATTTGAAGGTTCGGAAATCAATTTACCTAGATTTCCTTGATTTATTGTTCAATTTCAGCAATTTGGCTCTCTCTGTGTCTTCGATCGCTCTTTGTTGCACAGTTATTCTTAATTCTTCTAGTGCGATACGTTTTCTTTCTTCCTCGGCAAGTCTTGCGGCTTCTTCCGCTTCAAGCCTTGCCTTTTCTTCGGCGGCTCTTTGAATAGCAAGTAGTTCCATTTCCAATCGTTTCCGTTCCTCTTCTTTTAGTCTTTCAAGTTCGCGTTTTTTCTCTTCTTCGGCTTCCGCAATCGCCCTGGCTTCGGCTGCCTTGCGTTCGATTTCGATTCTATCATCAACAATACCCGTTCTCTCATCGAAATCAATAAAATCCACAGTGCTTTTTTCGACTATGAACTTATTTGTAGAAAGATAATACATAGTTAAAATATAATTTTCAACTATTGGCACTAATGTATTTATATTCATCAAAGAATCTGGTGTAATTTTGATGTAGCCCTCGTCTAAACCATTCCATGGATCAAAACGCATATAGAATGGTGGATCGGTAGTGTCGGCGTTACTTGAATAAGCGGTCGCTGGGATACCAACGCCCGCGGTACTCGTGCGAAAGTATCCGTTCGTTTTCATGTCCAGGCTCAAGAGTTTGTCCCCACTTTGAAAACCAACATTGGTGTCCAAAAAAATTTTTTGACCTTCAATTGTGAAATTTTCAACGCCTGCAGCTTCCACTGCCTGACTCCAAGTAAGATAATCACCAGAAGCGCTTGTCAGACCTATATCAATGTAAGCACTTTGTGGGCGAGGGGCTCTAAATTCATAGTCTCCCAACACAACTTGCAAGGGTTGTTCGGAAAATGAATAACCATAGAAACTACCATCGTTGTGGTAATCATGGAGATATGCCTGTAATTCTTGTAGAAAGAGTGGTAAACGAATTTCGTTTCTGTCTGTTTTATTTACAGTTGTGATTCGCGCGTCAACGACAGAATCATAAAATTCTGGATTGTAACCAAGTTTGTTTTCCTTTAGATTCCAGAATATGGCGCGACACGAGTAGGCACTGTTAAAATAATAGCGAATTTTTTGATCAAGTTTCGCTGGAACTTCCGATTCTTCTGCTGTAACCTTCTCGACTGGATATTCTTGGCGCGTCGAACGCAGCATAAAGCGTTCGCTCGGCGTCAATGTGACTTCTTCGGTGACGAACGCAAAGTCAGTAAGATCCGCCCCAGTAACAAAACCACTTGTGTCGCTGACTATATCGGCGAGTGCGCGAAACTGAATGTAAATGGTTATTTCAGTATTGTGCATTGCACACAGAGGCATGGGTGCTCGAAATGACGTTGTGTCAACCCTCGAATCCGTGTAATGGTTGTTGAAGAAAAACGGAAGTGGAAAGAATAACCTTTGGGATGTGTCATTGGCTTTCAAGATTGGTTGCGTATCGTATTTGGAACCGAGATTGAAAGAAACATTCAACGTATTTTCACGGTCCTGTTGATTAGAATACATTGATTCATAGATTGACATCCATTCACCTTTAAGTGATTGTATTACATTCCCATTCACTATCAAATCTATTCTTTTAATCATAGAAAGACCAACATTCTTTAAACATGTGGGTGTTCCAGTTGTCGAAGGGAACGTAAATTTTAACATGAGGCTGGTGAGAAGATCGCCCATAGTTTTAGGTCTAAATGTATATCGAATATCTTGACCTAGAAAACTGGTTTCTATAGGTCTATAAAACCTATAATAAGGAGTCGCCTGAGAATATTCCTTATAATTGTACTCCCTCTTAGAGTCAACGTCATAAAGAAACAGATCTTGCTGACCCACACCACTCAAGCCGGTTAGAGCACCAATACCAGTGTCTCCACGGAATCCAACTGGAGGCTTCTGCATGTTCCTCTCTTAAAGAAAAGGGACATTTTAAAAAATAATAATGAGTCGCGAGGAACAGATCATCGCTGCCTACACGAACGCAATCCAGCCCGTTCTGGAGAATGCCGTAGTGGTGGCCGCCGAGTATTGCAAAGCCACTGGAAGGAGCATCGTTACTGCCCTCGATATGGAATACGGTATGAAGTGGAGTGCCATGAAATTGACAGGAAGGGTCTACGGATCTATACTCCCAGATGCGGACGACGAAGATTCAGATGGATGGGAGACCGATGATGATATGGTCGTGCAGGAGTGCGATATGGGGTTCGACGACGAGTTCCGCGAGTATGACGGGGACGATGAACGCTATCTTGAGGTAAACCAGGCGGTCCGCGAGTGGGCTGACTGGGAACCCGAGACCGAACTCGAGATGATGATAAAGAGCGCCGTAAATTCTAGACGCTAATTGTAGTTATGTCCAGAGGTCTATATGGACAAAAATACAGTGGGTACTGGAATGGAAATGTAGATTTTTTCAATACCGCTACCTACATTGGGACTGAAGGTATATTCACTAGTATAAATTTACCACAAGAATCTATAGAAGATACTTTTAGTTGGAAGTGGTACGGATTTATAACTCCTTCTGTCAGTGGAACATATACTTTCGAGGTTTATTCTGATAACCGTTCTACTGTATATATAGATGGAACCCAGGTAGTTACAGTAGACTATCCAAACACTGCTACAGGTACGTATGTATTAAATTCGGGACAAAGGTATCTAATTCAAATATATTTTGGTGAAAGTGGGGGAGGTGAATATATGCGCTTTAGATGGAGTGGAGGGGATCAAACGTCGCTCACGACAGACCTCACAACCAATATCCTAGAGTTTTATCCAAACAATTTACTTCCTATAAATAACAATCTTATTGGGTGGTACAAGGGTGAGGCGTGGAATGGAACGAGCTGGCCGGACCTCTCTGGGAATGGTAATCACTGTACAGAAACTCGCGGAACTATCAACAAAGCTGGCACCTACATCTACGGAGGTACTGGCGATGGGATAAGATTTCCAACTGCCATTTTGCCATCAACCTATACATTATTTCACGTGGCTCGGTATAATGGGTCTACGAAGGGTAGGATATTTGATGGAACCGCCGGAAATTGGCTTTCTGGTTTTCATAGTTCAAAAACAGGCGTTGCATATCATGGATATTGGTTAACTCAATCAGGCGCAACAAACTTTCCACTCGGTCAGATTTTGATTTCATCAGATCAAAGAGACCTTTATCGAGGGAATGGGACCGACTTGAAAGTAAGTTCTGGAACATCTCAGTCACAAAGAATTGGTATAAATTATGGTTCACTATATGGAAACGAACCATCCGACTGGGCTGTCTGGGAGGTCATCGTCTACAACCGCGAGTTGTCGCTGGATGAAATAGAAACAATCGAAGAATATTTATTTAAAACATATTATACCTACACAAATCCAGTTGTACCGAGAGGTGTAAACTACTTCAATCCCAGGGACATTGTTTTTTATAAGAAAGAGGGACAGTTTGTGTTCGTAAATCAAATGACCGCAAATACCACCAACATATTAGGTTTGGGCGATGTCGTGGCGAGCGGTTCTTCACAACATTCTTCATTTGGAGGATATTATCAAGCTTTCAATGGAACCATTGGGAATGAGGGATGGCATTCTGGTTCACCTTATGACTACAATAGTTCAACTGGTGTATATCAAGGAAGTAGAGAATTGGCTGGATATTCAGGAGAATGGCTTAAAATTGAATTTCCCATTCCATTGTTTTTGAATTATTCTGTTTTATATGCAAGAAATACCTTGCCTCAGAGACTTGTGAAAGATGGCTACCTCCTTGCCTCAAACGACGACACAAACTGGTCTGTAATTCAGTATATAAATAGAACAACACAATCTACCTCATTTGTACTTTTAGACAAATATATCCAAAAACCTTTCAAATATTATGCTATAGTAGTTTCTTCTATATTTTCTGACACAAGCACACAAATTTCAGAATGGTACATGGACGTCAAGATACCCAAGTTTCAGATTAGTGGAGCTTCTAATACAAATTATTTTTTACTTATGAATACGAACAATTGGTATACTTTATTTAACAGAAGGTTAGATTATGGTGCATTTCCTATAACACAAATCAACAATGACCCTGTGGAACTTCAATTGCAAAATAATACAGGTGGTAATTCTAATAGTTTATGGTACGAACACAGAATTCAAGATTATTCATCATTTACAGTATATTTTGAATACAAATTCACAAACGCTGTCGCGGATGGAACAAGCTTTAAAGTGGGTTCGCACGGCGTATACATGGGAGGTGAAGGCAATTTAACAGATGCATTCAATTTTGACCTACAAATATATACAGGAGGTGGTCTGTCTAGAACTGTTTATATATGGGACAATAATGGTGTTAATTTATTAGGAGGAACTTCAACCACTATAGAAAATAATTGGGTCCCATTTCAAATAACTTACACAAGAGGTACACAAGGAACATGGAAAGTTTATAATAATGGAACTTTAATTTTAAATGATGATGATGATGATAACGAAACGTGGCTAAATTATTCTGGTCCATATTTTGGGTTTGGCACAAGAACAGGTGGTGGTGCTATGAATTCGTGGATTAGAAATTTTTACATAAACATTGAAAAACCTAATCTCATTTAATATAAATGAACCACTGTACCACGACAGATACTATTAGTCCAGGGATGATCGTATCTTTGAATGGAGACTGGGAAACACCAGATGTCAGTATCGCCACAGACAACATATATGGGGTTTCAGTCGGAGAACAAGATGGGATCGAGGTAAATATCAACATAACTAGCGAAGGTTCAGTTCTGGTTTCAAATGTAAATGGATCTATAACTTCGGGTGACCTTATAGGTTTGTCATCAACACCTGGCGTGGGTGCACTGTATGACAATCAAAGTTTATTATTTGGAAAAGCAACAGAAGAATGTATTTTTGATGATCAGGGAAGAGGCTTGGTCGCGTTTAAACGAACCCAATAAATAGTAGTGCGTCTGGTAGAAACCAATGGAAGGTTATGAATATGACCCAGACGAGTATGCCACAATTTCCAGCGAGACCGAGTCTGAAAAATCATTGGTCCCACTGGAGCATGAAGAAAGTGTTCAGATTTTGAAACCCCAGGTTGAGTACTCCGAGCTGGACGACGTATTCAATGAAGAGCTGGACGAACTGGACCTCCGTGATTTCTTCATTGAAAAAAAACAGTCTAATAGTAGAGTATGTCAAGTTACGACATCGTTATCGACAGTTCAACCAGAAAAGACAGATCCACAACCGATGCTAACAACTTCACCGTCTATCTCAGTACACCCCTTTACGGAATCCAATCTCTGAGTTTTGTCTCTGCATCCATCCCCTATCTGAACAGTGCCTCGCAGGTCAATGGGAATGTCCATGCCTACTATGTGGTTTTGGAAGTTCCCAACTACGGGATTTTGACCGATAGGATCTATACTGTGGACAATCCGTTGGTTTATGGAGGAAAAATAGTAAGTACCAGTGCAACAGGAAATAATACAGAGTTCACAATAATAGTGAATTCATCTGGTGAAATTGCAATTGGCATGGATGTCACTGGAACTGGCATAGGCACGAACGCCAAAGTCACCAATATCAATGGAACAACGATAACCCTTGACGTGGCGAATTCTGATACAGTTTCTGGATTAATTACATTTTCAATCCCTCCAATAAATAATCGTTTTGAGTTTGCCTACACGGGTTCACTCGCGGTCCCTTCGCTGGCCGGCGCGAGTCCCACGAACTACGTGATGAGTTCGATGAATGACAGGTTCAGTGTTCAAAAGACGGTGCCGGTCATGGAAGCGATCAAGGTGTCTATCTATTATTATGACACGAGTGACAGTTCATTCAAGTTGTACCCATTCACGAGCACCGGGTCTGCCACCGAAGAATTTGTTTTGAAATTGTCAGTCCAAGCCACCAAGGACAAGCGATTCGCCACCAAGCAACAGGACGAAGAAAACAAACGTCTGGAACCCAAGATTGCTCCACCGGTGACGCCAGGGTCTGAGAATACATTCGCACGTAAGTTGATTAAATACTATCGTTCTGCTACTCGAAATAATAATAATCCAGAAGCGCCCGTGGAACCCGTAGGAGCCTTGTTGCCCCGCAGAGAGTTCATGGGTGTTCCCACCAAGTATGCACAGATCCTGATTCCGATCGCCGTCGTTCTTTTGGTGCTCGCTATTCTCTTGGCTAAGTAATAATGGCTAGGTCATCGTATGTTTCAACTGGCTTGCCAGACTTCAACTACGAATATCACACGATATCCTTTGACACTCTGGATCAAACGAGTGCCAATACGTTCACTGTGTACTTCAATACACCTTTGAGACAGGTGGTTCAAGCACGTCTGTTGGGTCTCCACGTCCACACCCGTGGGTCTGTGGAACACCTCTATATGCGAGTCCGCGAATTGGAATCCAACTTCAATGACCGACTCACCAAGGACCCGCCGTCTGTTACAGCAGTTTCACCGGTTCAGTCCATTGCCCGTGGTGCTTTTGGGTCAATTATTAGCGACAATGATCAGGGTTCGTCATCTGACCAGCTGATTATTTTCAAAGACAACTACGATCAAATTACTCAATTTATTCATCCTATAGAACATTTGGATCGTCTTACAGTGAAATTGTTCAACCAGAATGGGGCTCTCATCCCGAACCCTTCTGGTGGCATCGAGGTCAATCACTTTATCATCAAATTTGTCTGCCGCGCGCCCAATCTACCAGGGAGGCAGACGCTTCCGTGGGTTCAAGGCAAGGTTGGGTTTTAGATGTCGTCCTCCTCGACCACCTTGACAGTCCACTCCTGCTTGGGTTGCTCCTTGATTAACTTGTCCAGACGCATCTTGGTGGCCTTGACCGTTCGCTTCAGGTGCTCGGCAAGTTCCTCTATCTTCTTGTCCTTGTTCTTCAGGAGCCACTCTTCATCCTCGTTAGACCACCGACCCGACTTCAGGGTCGAATGTTCCTTGGCGATCTCGAGAGCCATCTTCTTCACCTTGGTGAGTTGTCCCTCGAGACCTTCAATCTCCTTGATAAGATCATCGATCGTAGGCTTGGGTGCCGGAAGCAGTTCTTGATGACCATGCTCGCGGTGCCAAAGGACCCTCTCCCAGAATGCCTTCATGATGGGCATGTTGGTCGCCCACCACTCGCGGTCCCGTGGAATCTCCACGCAGACAAACTCGGCAGGCTTAGGGTAGGTGATTTCGGCAGGTCGATATTGCACAAAGTCGCACACTTCCAACTCGAGACATTCCATGAGCACCTGAATTTGTGCGTAGTAGTACTCGGGTGGCGTTCCGTCACCAATGGCTCGTGACCTTGGACACTTGATCTCTAAAAGTCGCCCAGAGTGGGTGATGCCGTCGGGCGATCCACCAATCCAGTCGAGGGTGTGGTGGGGTTCAAGACCAATCTCAAAGACCTGTTGATTGTGGCGTTCTTCGTAAATCTGTCGAGCTTCATCCTCGTATTTCTGTCCATGTTTGGTCGCCCAGTCATTGAATGGTTCACTGACGCCACACTTTTTCAGAATCAACTTCTCGGGTTTTTCATACGGATTCACGCCTATCGCTGTGCCGGCATCGGATGCTGTGAGCATCGTGCCCCTCATCTTGAACCACGCATCGGAACGTTGTTCAGGATAAGTCTTGTTGAAAAACTTCTCCGCTTGGGGATGCATACTAGTTAGCATACGGCTGTAATGTTTAAGTGGAGGACTTGGTGGGCGTCTTCTTCTTACGTGACGATGATGACTTCTTGGGTTTTGGGGTTTCCTGAATAACTTCTTCAACCTCGGCGACGGCAGCCGCTGCGACCTCGACAACTTCAGGGACCGGCTCGGGCTCGGGCTCCTCCTTGACCACCACGGGCTCGGGGACCACCACAGGGGCAGCAGCCTTGACCGGTTTCGCAGAAAGAATCAACCGAAGACCCTCGACATCCACGACCTTTTCAAAGTTCTTCGCGAACTCACTGAAAACGCCATTGCCGCGCTTCTCCACGACAACCACATCGGGACCGAAAGCTTTCACGTCCGAGATGGACCTCACGGGAAACCCAGTAGGAACATCCACGATCACATTACCCGACTTGCGACCCCATGCACGAACCTCGTGACCAGTGCACATCTCATTGACTGTCTTGGAAATAGGATTGATAAGGGCGACCTTCATTATTACTTTCTGTGGACATTTTTAATCATAGCATTAGGTCGCTTGGATGGAACCAGTCTCTTTTCAAGTTTCTCCTCGAGTCGCTTCAAGGTGAAGTAGGCACCAGCCTGTTCGGCTTCCTTCTTGGTGGATCCCTTGCCTGTTCCCCATTGATGTCCCTGGACGTAGACACCCACCCTGAATTTGGTGGCATCCACGTGATCTAACTGACGATACTCAGGCAGATCCCACTTCTGAGACTGACAGACACGCATCAGGATATCCTTGTAGTTGTCATCCACCATCAGTCTATCCAAACGGATGAGGTCTGGGTTATCCAGGACGCCCAGGACGAACTTCTTGGCTTCGATCATCCCGAGGTCCAAGTAGATGGCACCCACAAATGCCTCAAAGACATCTTCGAGGATCTTTGGGTTGTTGTTCCATCCATTTCTCATCCCCTTTTCATCCATCTGAACCCAGTTGTGAAATCCCAATTTGGCAGACACATCCGCTAGCGTCTTTCCACAGACGATCTTTGTTCTCGCACGAGTTAGAAATCCCTCCTGCAGATTCTCGTACCTATCGAACAAGTACTTGGTGACAATAAAGCCCAACACGGAGTCGCCCATAAATTCCAATGTTTCATAGGAACCTTCGACGCCATCGTGTTGAACAGAAGATTTATGCTTGAAAGCCTTTCGGTACACATCGATGTTTTTGATGTTCGTGCCGATGATGGCCTCAACCTCCTGAGTGGATATCATTTTCTAAAATTAGGGTGCGTTTTTTGTTTAAGCCTTGATGAAGTGCTTGGAGATGTGCTTCTGCAAAGTCATATAAGAGAGGGTCTCTCCCTGAGGTGTTTGTAGGAGCTTCTTCAGCGGCTCATCCTGAATAATCTTTCGTCCATCCTCTGGGTGAGACAGACCCTTGTCCTTGACATACTGCTTAACGAAACGGGTCACGTCCGTGCGAGACACCTCAGTGCCCTCAGCGAGACCCATGAAGTCGGTCAGGTCCTTGGTGACCTTACTGGCCTTGTTGAACCCAGTGTTGGCAGCACGCTCCTTGGCCTTGGACCCATCGGGATCATCCTGAACCTTGGCGATCTTTCGAACCAACTTGGTGAGACTTTTGATCTCCTTGCGCATCTCGGTAAGCTCCTTCATCACATCCTCGGTGGACATTGTTTTTCGTACTTACCTTTGTTTTCTTCTCTTTAATTTACTTCTCAAGGAGAGATCCTCCGATACCGCCGAGGATCTTGTAGGACATGGCATCCCTGACGAGCGCCTGATCACCACAGTATCCACCAGGGGTGAGGTCCTTGGTGTAGTAAGCGGCATCCTTGCCTGGACCGGGCACACAGTCCATCTTGTAAGGAAGTTTGGTGATGGCATCGCCGCTGACCATGGGCTCAACCTCCACTGGCTCCGGGGACAACTTGTATCCACTCTTCTTCATACCCATGAAGCACTTGACGTACATGAGCACCACGATGGCAATCACGAGCACGAGGGCAAACTGACTACTGATCATACTTCTTTACTAAGACATTTGATTTTTTTCTGCGTTAAAGACTTGATGATAAGTTTATAGACTGACACCAGAAGACATGGAGGATTTCGAGATTGAACTTGATAATAATAGCGAGATCATGGTCGACCTGGACAATGATGAGCAGGATCTTTTCAATGGTGTCGTCCTGGATGCCACGAAGCGCAAGCGAACAAACAACCCGAGCATGAATGACCGCCCTGTCGAGGCACCTGTTTCTTCATTCATGGCATTTGCCAACCACGGGAAGCAGACGCCTTCGGCACGTCCTCCGCCGCCACAGGAAGAGCCGGAAGATCATGGCGAGGCGTTCGATGACTATGGAGGAGGAGTCAATCTCGAGGGAGGCTACGATGACGATGCACCTTCTCCTGGGTACAAGTCCATCGATGATGAGAAGGCTGACCTATTGAATAAGATCACTCGCCTGGAGAAGAAGGGGATTCGTTCCATCGAGCGTCTGAACATGCACTCGTCGATCCACGACATCCGTGGCGAGGTCAAGAGGATGTCCTACTCGATCGAGGTGGATCAGTCTGTCAAGATGCAAAGGCGCATGCTCATCGCCTGTGTGACCGGAATCGAGTTTTTGAACAAGCGCTACAATCCTCTGGACATCCATTTGGACGGATGGTCTGAGTCGGTGATGGACGGCGTGGATGACTATGATGATGTATTCGAGGAACTTTACGTCAAATATCGCGGCAAGGCGAAGATGGCACCTGAGTTGAAGTTGATGATGATGCTCGGTGGATCGGCGACGATGTTCCATTTGACCCACTCGATGTTCAAGTCTGCGATGCCCCAGATGAACGACGTGATCAAGCAGAATCCAGATCTCATCAAGAACATGATGTCTGCCGTGGCAAACACCGCCAAGAGCGCCCAAGAAAGGAACGTGGATCCTCGTCCGCCGCCACCCGTCGCCCGGAGGGAGGTCCAGGGACCAAGCATGGATCTTTCGTCGCTGATGTCCAATTTCATGAATCCCCAGTCCACCACGACCCGCGACGTGGAGGAGATTCGCCCGCCAGCGGGACCGTCAAGTGACGGCAACATTGAGGACGACATCTCAGACATTGTGAGCGTGAATGGCGAGTCGGTCAAGGACGTCGAGGTTACTGCTCCCAAGAAAAAGAGGGGCAAGAAGGGGAAGATGACACTTGAATTGTAAATAATTTCCTAGTTGATATTAAATAATGGTAGGTTACTGTTCCATTGATGATGCCTACGGAGGGCTTCCTCAGGAAACGGTCAAGGCACCGCCGGCTCCTGAGAAAGCTGCTGACCGAATATTCCCCACCGACATGGTGGAGTTCTATGAGGTCGAGGGTGTGATGGATTCTGAGTTGGGTTACATGGTGGTCCTCTTCATGGTGGGGGTTGCCGCTCTGGTTCTGAGGGACATTCTTCGTGTTCTATCTTGAGAAATCGCTTTCCAGTGAGATAGCCATGATAGAAGAGTTCTGTTTTCTTGTCATCGTCCATAGAAAAATTAAATGCCTCGCCTTCTTTCATCTTAATGTAGATCGTAGGCTTTTCATAGACCACTCTATTTCTCATAATCGAAGTGATAAAGTGTTGTATGAAATCAACAAACGACCCTATGTGGGGTGGCTTCTCCATCGAAGGTTCAGGATCCAGTTCAATTGAAACAAGTTCTTCCATGTCCTTTCCCATGAAGGGAGTCAGTGGGCACGTTTCGAATGCTGCCAGGTCTACGTAGCGATGTCCCTGATAGACCACGGACTCGAACAAAAATGGAATGCTGATGCTCATGCAGACTGCGTGGGACACCGACATGTCAGGATGGGTGTGATGTGAAAAGTAACAACTCCTTTGCAACGTGATGTTGTATGCCGATACGTAAAAGTCCAGCCCGCACCAATCCTTGAGTTCCTGAAATGTGAAATCTTCCTTTCCGGACAACTCCATGCAGATTTTTGTGAACACCTCTTTCCACCTGGTTGCTGGCACCAAACCGTAGTTGTTCAGAAGAGACTTTAAGTTCAGTCGCATAAGTGAATTGACATCAGCAGCCTCTCGAATGATTCTAAAAAGTCTGATGATGTCCCACTTGGCAACCAGACATCCAAATGCCACGATGGATCCCGCAGATGATCCAGCAACTGCTTCAAGATCTTTGGTTTTATCGTAATTGTTGAGAGCATAAACTGTGCCTAGGATGGCATAGAATCCCATGGCACCAGGACCCACGACGAGATACTTCATCCTTTTTAGAACTCGAGAGGACTTTGTGAGCGAATAACCGCGAATAAGATCCAGTAAAGAAACGTGTTCCTTATGATCATCGTCTGGTCGGTCGTCATTCCGCTCAGAAGAAAGTACATTCCGGATGCGAGATAAACCTCGCTTGGCCGAACCACGAACTTCATCACCCCACGAAGAATGATTATATACAGGATACCGAACACAGAGGTCATTCCCAGTCGATCTGTAAAGTCTCCCATACCCGTGACGGCGGGTGACAGGAAGGCGAAGAGAACGGTTGGAACAATGACCTTTGTACTTGTCACGTCTGGCAATCGCACCATGTCTAATAATTGCCAACATTTAATCTAACAATAGTATTCATTTTTACAAAACTCGGAAAACGTGAGTGTCACTGGAAGCATATTATCGTAACACTGTTCTCTGTATAACTCCCAGTTATTCCATAACTCGTCGCTGTAATAGGCTATCCAATCTTCATACTCATATTCATTTGGATCCACAAAGCCTTCCTCTTCCTCATTGTCATAATCCTCAATCACCTGAGGCTCGGAAGCAATTGGAGTGTAGTCAAGAAGATTAGATCCCACCATTTTGGTTACTTATTTACTCTTCTGATTTCTTCTTTAACTTGAGTTGAAGGCTTGATGTCTCCTTGGGCTCTAACTTATCCTCAATCTCCTTGATGATCTGGTTGAGGCGTTCCTGACCTCCCTCAATATAATTTGGTAGTTCATCCATTAGGATTTTCTTAGTGATCGTGGGCTTCTTGACTGACGTCTTCTGGGTGACTTTGGTTCCTCCACGTGTCTGGACGTCATCGATCTTCTGAGCCTTCATGTATCCACCGATGAAGGTCTTCAAACTGGTCTCACGTTCCTTGAGCACCTTGATCGCCTTTTGTGCCTCCGTTAATTGAGTCTTGATCCCCTCGAGTTCGGCAATCGCCTCCTTGAACTGATCGCTAATCGGCATTCCGTCTGACATAGTTTTGTTACCAGTGGTGTAATTTCTTTAATTCAAAAACGTTGTTGTTATTTTTTCGGTAACACCATAACCAAGATTGTTGTTTAGATTATTATTAGTTGTATTTGGTTTTATATAATCTTTCATAATTTTTCTAAAGTGTTCAAGATTATCATTGTGAACACATACATGATCAGAAGGATACTTGTATTCTAAATAAAAAATGTAGTAGTTATTGTCTCTAATGAGTTTGAATAATTCTTCACAAGAAGTATTTGTTTTGATTAATTGATGATGTTCGAATTCAACAATGAGTATGGGTTTATATTTATTTAGCAATTCTTTGGATCCATTTATAACATTTTTTTCCCATCCTTGTACATCAATTTTTATAAGGTCTATTTTTGGAAAATCCATTTCATCTAAACTTTTTGTGTCAATTAGTTCATAATGTTCGTTGGTGTAATTTGGTGTAAAATCTCCCATGTTTACCTTTTTTGAAGTATTCACAATGGGCATCTTGACCTTGAAATTATCATTTCCACATGCTAGATTGTAATGAATAATATTGTTAATTTTATTATTTTCAATATTATTTTTCAATAATTTA